CGAGATGTAAATGAAATACAAGGCTTTGTTAAATGGTGCGGTACTGATGCATTTGTAAACACTGGCTTGTTTGTATTGCTAACGATACAAGCAGGGTTGTCTACTGTGAAAGGTAGCATGGCTAAGGTAAACTTTGAAGGTGAGGATGCCAACTGTTTGTGGGGTAAGAAAGGTGATGGCTACACATATCTAAAAGATAATGCTGATTACTTGTATGGTAAGATGTATGACATCGCTGATAAGAAAGGTTACAACAGTGTTGAAGCTTGTGCTGATGTAGTGCAACTGTTTATGCAAGTACCTAACTTGGGTATGGTCAAGGCATCATTCCTTGCTCAATGCCTAGGCTTCAATGTAGCTTGTATTGATAGCCACAATATTAAACGATTAGGTTTAAACCCTAACGTAGTAAAGACACCACCTGCATCTATGAAACCTGCAACTGTTCGTAAGAAGGTTGAGGCATACGTAGTGCTTACACAAGAGAAGGGTTCACAGTATTGGTGGGACACTTGGTGTGAGTATGTAGCAGGTAACAGAGCAAATCGTGCCTTAGATACAGGTGATGTAGTGTCTAGGTTTCACGTCGAATGTATTACATATGGATTTGAAGGGGGGTGGTAATGATATATGCAATATACTATGAAGAACTTTATTAAGTTCACTAAGTCCGATGTCGGACTAACTACTAAGAAGCCTAAGCGTGATGATTGGAAGCGTGAGCGTTCAACAGCACGTAAGATTAAAACTAATATGCAAAGAGGCATAACAAATTATAAATCAAAGAAACGTATAGCATAAGGAGCTAACATAACATGACTACTATTTCAAAACCACTAGTGAAGAACACTAACCCAGAACTATATGTGAAGCACACAGCACACATGACTAAAGCAGGTATACATACCTACAACTATGCATCTGTTGATGATTACATCTTACAGAACTGGAGAGTGTCTACTATAAAACAGATTGCATCTGACTTGAATGAATACCCTAATCGTATTGTATATAGGGTACAAGTATTACAATCTGTAGGTTTAATAGGTAGCAAGTATACGACTAAGCGTGCTACATTGAAGACACAACAAAAGATGCTTGTCACTTGGTTGGCAGACATCAAACAACAATTGGAGGCGTAATAACAATGTCAAATAAAACACAAGCACAGTGGAAAGCTGAACGTATGGCTAGGTATAAGGTAACTAAAAAGTTATTGAAGTCTATGTCTGAGGAGCAAAGCAAAGCTATCAAAGAAGCTCAAGATGTTTTGAGTAACACATATTTTATGGTTACAGAAGCTCATGATCTATATATGTCTGACATAGGTAAGATTGAATCTGCTATGTATGCATTGAAGTTTGCGTTCAAGACTGAGGACGAGTAATCATGGCGGTTATGGAATACCATATAACGCTAACTATTGATGGGGTAAGTAAAGTCTTTAAGCTAGATGATACTTATCCCACAGTTAATGATTGGCATAGTGCAACAGAGTTTACTATTAACATGGTTAAGAATAGTTATCCTGATGCAGAAGTAGAGTTTATAGATTGTGCATCACGTGTGCATGAGATATATTCTAAGTGGGGTAACATTAGTGAAGCCCCACTAACAACTCAATAAGTCCGATGTCGGACTAACCATAAAGGAATATAACAATGCATTGGAATACATACTTAGTTGATTTAGACATACCAAAAGAATGGAAGTGTACAAGCTATGTACATGACGAACTACCAAGCTACCAAGTAAAAGGTTTGCATATATGGATGGGAAGTCATGATGCAAAGGAACGTGAGCTTGACGCAAAAAACATTTGGGGTACAGATTGGGGTATGCTTACACGTTTCATAGTTCAATTAGCAAGCTCCTACAATGGTGAGTCAGATGATCATGCATGGCTATGTAGTACCGATAGCTTTGATGAACTACAACAATTTGTAAAGGAATATAACAATGAAAATTAGAACTCAACTATCCCTATGTGATGGCATATCAGGTGGTCAGATGGCAGGTGATCGGATAGGATTACATGCTGATACGTATATAGCTAGTGAGATAGACAAGTATGCTATTAGTATTACGCAGAAGAACTACCCTAACACTATACAAGTAGGTGATATGACTGAGTGGAGATCATGGGATATTGATTGGTCACAAGTTGATCTAGTCACAGCAGGTTTCCCATGTCAGGCATGGTCAGTTGCAGGTCAACAGCAAGGTGATCGTGATCCACGAGGTCAATTGTTTTGGGTAGTGCTAGACATCATGCAACATGTGCTTGAGCATAACCCTAATGCTAAGTACCTAATGGAGAACGTTAGAATGTCTAATGCTTTTGAGGAATACATCACGTACCATACTGAGCAAGCATTACCTAATGTAAACAAGTACCTAATCAACAGTGCACTAGTGTCTGCACAGAATAGGAAACGTTTCTATTGGACTAACATCGAAGGTATTCAACAGCCAGATGATAGGGGCATAGTCTTGAAGGATGTACTTGAGGATGGCTTGACTGACAGAACTAAGTCGCATTGTCTTGATGCTAACTATTTCAAGGGTGGTAATCTCAAGTCTTACTTCGAGAAGCATCGCAGACAGTTGGTGTTCAGTGATGATCAGATGTGCCATGTTGGTGACGCTGATCTAAAAGGTCACGGATATGTACGAAGGGTGTATGCAGCCGAAGGTAAATCACCTAGTCTGTGTGCCTCAAGTGGTGGTAACTTAGAGCCTAAAGTATTGGTGAAGGGTGCACGTATGGTTGGTAGAAGACTAGATGATAGTGGTACTCGTAAAGATTATGATACATCTATACCAATCAAACAGATGATTGAGGTCAGAGAAGATGATAAAACCAATTGTCTAACCACAGTAACTAAGGACAGTATCTTGATTGAGGATATGTCTTGGCGTAAGCTAACACCATTAGAATGTGAACGCTTACAGACAGTACCAGATGGGTACACTGAAGGTGTATCAAACACACAGCGTTACAAGATGCTCGGTAATGGGTGGACTGTAGACGTGATAGCACACATACTGAAAGGATTATGATATGACTAAGCAAAGAACTAAGATACCTGCGCTTGATGATAATGGTAAGTTTGTGTATGATAATAACGAAGGAGATAATGTAATGAATATGGATAAATATTTTGGGCAACTGGTTGGTTGTAAGATTAAAGGCTTTCACTTTGAGAAGGATGAGTGGGGTGGTAGAGACTTTCCTGTATTTACATTAGCCAACAGCTCAGAAGAAGTAAGATTTGTAATATCACAAGATGAAGAGGGTAATGGCGGTGGCTTTGCTTTCATAGAGGAGATAAAATAATGACACAGTATAAACCATACTACAGAAGTAAACCTGTAACAGTACAAGCACGTAAAGAAAAACGTGACGCAAAACTAATGACAATGGCTATTATAATATTTACATGCTTTGCCTTCCTTGGTGTAGGCTTTGCTTTCTCATTCGTTGTTCGCTATATAACTGGTATGATAATATAATCCTTATCGTTACTAGTATAGGGGTTGACAGATACTATACAAACATGGCACAGTTGCCACACACTTAAACAAATGGAGAATAACATGACATATATACCTGATCACTTAGACTTTAAAGTAGCATTCGAAGCAACTAAAATGCATGATAAGAAGTACGTTATCAATGAAGATACAGGCGAATACCTAGGCATTGTAGGTAACACATTCCAATGTGCCGCACATGGTGACTTCTTTCGTGGGGTAATGGATACTGCCACACAAGAGCTAGGTGTTGATGCATTAGATGGTGCAGTCAATCAGTTTAGAACAGCACGTAATGGTGCATGGGCTATGCTTGACGTGACACTACCTAACATCAAGACTAAAATTACAACTGACAAAGCTGAGACTGAGATTGGTAACAGGATCATAAGCTTACATGGTATTGATGGGTCATGTAGTAATCAAGTATTCTTTGGTGCTATAGATTTCTTCTGTACTAACGGCATGATTACTGGTGATCACGACAAGGTGCGTAAGAAGAACACATCTAACTTTACTATGGATAGTTTTATCTATGAACTAAATCGTGCTCGTACTGACTTCTTTCATCAAGCAGAAAAGATGCAAGTGTGGGCAGAGACTAGCCTCAAGTTTATCAACGTCAAGGATTTGATTGAGAGTATCATTAGTTCTAAGACTAAGGCTGAGAAGATGTTTGGTTTGTATAATGCTGAGGCTAGTGTGCGTGGACACAATAAGTTTGCATTGTATTCTGCCTTCACTAACTACGCTAGTTATGCTGATGAACGTAATGGTTTCAACCTACGTAACACGGGGCATGATACACAAGCAATCAACATGTGGTCACGTGAACAAGAGGTGAGCAAGTGGGTGAGTAGTAATCAGTTCCGTGTATTGGAAGCGGCATAATGCCGAAGCTACCTAGATATGTACAAGAGAGAGTGTCACCCCACGGGGTGGTCACTTATCGTTTTAACCCACCGCAATCTTTAGTTGACGAAGGTGTAGTATCACGTGAAGAATATGGTGCTGACCTCAAGGAAGTACGTAAGATTGTAAAGGAACGTAATGCAGACATAGACCATTGGCGTGAGCAACAAGCGTTAGTGGTGCAGATAAAGCCATCAAGTAAGGTGACAGATTTGATTAACTACTACTATCAATCTAATGATTTCAATATGTTACGAGACACAACTAAAGTGGATTACAGATACTTCCTAACCATACTCCATCAGACAATGGGCGGTAAGAAGTATGACACTGTAACTACTAAGGTTGCCAAGCAAGCATATGAGGAGTGGGTTAAGCGTGGTATTAGTTTTGCTAATCATGCAGCCACATGTGCAAGTAGGGTATACAACTATGCTATTGACATGGAACATGCCACACAAAATCCTTGGACTAGCATCAAGCGTAAGGCATTGCCACAGCGTAAGGTTGTATGGTCACATGGTGATGTTGTCAGGTTTCTTGATTATTCTTACAGCGATTTTGATTACAGGAATGTAGGCTTGATAGTACACATGGCATATGAATGGTGTCAGAGACTAGGCGACATGCGTACACTCAAGTGGGAGAACATTGACCTACGTACACAGCGATTGCAGTTAGAGCAGAGTAAACGTAGGGCTGATGTATCACTACCTATATCAGATGATCTGTGTCACATGTTGAATGAACAACGTAATGACTTTGGCTTTCAAGAGTATGTAGCACCACACCCTAAGCCTATGAATGGTACGTATGAACCCTATGCTATGGAAAGATTGTCTAAGGTGGGTAGACGTGTCATGAGATTGGCTAAGCTACCAGAAGAGTTACGCCTTATGGACTTACGTAGAACAGGTGTAACACAGATGGTTGAAGCAGGTGTACCAATAGGCCAAGTGATGTCTGTTACTGGACACAATCATGTGTCTTCTGTGCAACCATATATAAAACATACTTATGATTCTGCAAATAATGCCTTGACACAAAGAAATGTAAGTGTACAATCGAGTGCAATGAGTAACAATGAAAGTGATATATAAATGAATATACTTAGTATTATAAATGATTTGTCACTTGTTAATGGTGAAACAAAACGAATGACATGTCCTGTATGTAATACTAAGAATACATTTACTGTTACAAATAACATGGGTTCTATTGTATGGAACTGTTACAAGGCTAGTTGTAGTGCAGGTGGTGGTACTCGTACCTCACTTACTGCAGATGATATACGTAAGTCACTTGGACGTGTTGCAGAAGAGACACACGCTATAAGTTTTTCAAAACCTGAGTGGATTGTACGTGATAACGATAAGATCAAAGACTTCTGTGACGATTGGGGATTAGATGCACAACATCTAGGTCTACTATATGATGTTAAGGAACATCGTGTGGTGTTCCCTGTTATGAATGGTCACGTTATGGTTGATGCTACTGGTAGATCACTAGGTAAACGTATACCTAAGTGGAAAAGATATGGAAAAAGTATCTTGCCATATGCATCAGGACATGGTAAAACTGCTGTAGTTGTTGAGGATTGCATCAGTGCCGCCATTGTCGGAGACAGTGATGTATATGTAGGGGTTGCAGTGTTGGGTACATCACTATCCCTCGGACATAAGCAGTACTTATCGCAGTTCTCAACAGCTATAGTTGCACTAGACCCTGATGCATTACCCAAGACCTTACAGTTTGCAAAAGAGTTACGAGGTTATGTAGATACTGTTAAAGTACTACGCCTCGAAGATGATTTAAAATATAGACTGCCATCCGACATGGCTAATCTTTCAACCCTAGGAGAATAACATATGGAACTATCCCTTATACGTAGCTTAATGGATAAAGAGTTTTACGATGAACATCGTGGCTCACGTTGCCCAGACAGATTGTTTAGTAAAGATGTACGTAAGATCAAACAATCTATTGATAAAGCAATGGACAACTACGAGCGTACTGTAACACCTGCTGAGATTGAGGCATTGTTTATGTCTAACAATCCCACACTAACTACTGCACAGCGACAAGCATACAGTGCATTGTTTAATCAGATCAACAAAGAACAACCAATGGGTAGTGACATAGCTCAAGAAGTATTGTCTAAACTATTCCAACAGGTTATTGGTGAAGACATTGCTAACCTAGGCTTTGACTATGTAAATGGTAGCAAGTCTAGCCTTGAGCCGTTGCGTCAAATGCTTGAGCAGTATGGTGACGACTTCACACCTAACCTAAACATTGAATGGGAAGACATTGACTTTGATACTATCATGGCACTCAATGATCTTGAGGCACGTTGGACATTCAACATACCTAGCCTGACACGTAAGGTAGAAGGTATTAATGCAGGACATTTGATTGAGGTAGGTGCTAGACCTAACACTGGTAAGACTTCGTTCCATGCATCACTTGTGGCTGGTCCAAATGGTTTCTGTGAGCAGGGTGCAAGGGTAGTTGTACTGTGTAATGAAGAAGGATATGGACGTGTAGTAATGCGTTACATCAATGCAGTTAGTGGATACGACCAGTATGAACTTCAGAAGCCTGAGATCAGAGAGAAGGCAATGAAATCTTTCCTAAAGATTAAGCCTAATTTAATGTTCAAAGATGCAACAGGACGTGACATGAACTGGGTTGAGTCAGTATGTAAATCATACAAGCCTGACATTATTATACTGGACATGGGTGATAAGTTTGCACGTACCGCAGGTTTCTCACGTCCTGATGAAGCACTCAAGGCTAACGCTATACATGCTAGGCAGATAGCTAAACAACAAGAGTGTGCAGTATTTTATATGTCTCAGCTATCAGCCGAGGCAGAAGGTAAGGTTGTACTAAACCAAGCTATGATGGAAGGTAGTCGTACAGGTAAGGCAGCAGAAGCTGATCTTATGTTTATGATTAGTAAGAACCCTACTGTTGAAGGACAAGATGAACAAGACAATCAACGACACATCAACGTGGTTAAGAATAAACTATCTGGGTGGCATGGCCTAGTACACGTTGACCTTGAGTACAAGATTTCGAGGTATGTATGTTGATAACGTGGTTAGACATATCACTGTTAGGTTTCGTTGCAATACTTGGAGTAACTATATGGGAACAGAACAGACAGAAAACTTTACTTGAGAATGTACTACGTGATGTATATGATCTGGTAAATAAACATAACTCATTGGCAGATGCCTTCGTAGAACTGGCTAATGACTTTGACCAACAACAGGAGAATGATAATGGCTAAGTGGAAATCATCAGAGACAAGTGAAGTAAAGGAGTTTGCAATAATGAAAGAGCATCATGTGTATGATCCTGTTGAACGACCTGCACATTACAATCAAGATGGCATTGAGTGTATAGATTATATACGACAAGTGTTAGGGTTGGATGGGTTCATTGCATACTGTCATGGTAACATGATCAAGTATCAGCATCGTTATCGTTACAAAGGTAATGGTGTAGAGGATATGAAGAAAGCAGAATGGTATGTAAAGAGAATGAATGAGGCATTAGGGGAGAAATATAAATGAAATGTAATAGATGTGATGTAGTATTAACAGAAGAAAACCAACCACCTTCATGGAGAAAAACAAATAGATCATCCTGTAAAAAATGTTCAAAGGAAAACAATCAATCAAGTAATCCTGATAGAATGTATATTAATGGTAAGTATATACCTAAGACACACCCTTTACACAAGGCAGGTAACTACAAATCATTTGGTGATCTAGCCTTTGGTTCTCTTAACAACTACAAACAAATCAAAGAAGGTTATGTGTATGCAATTAGCAACTCTGCATGGCCTAATTGGATTAAGATTGGCATGGCTATTGATGCAGAAGATAGGTTGAGCAGTTACCAAACGAGTTCACCTATGCGTAACTACAAGTTGGTACACTCTGTATACTGTGAAGATCGCAGTGAATCTGAGCGTGTTGCACATAAGCTTGCATCACGTAAGGCTACTACACCTTGGAGTAAACAGGACAATGGTGAGTGGTTCAAGATAACACAGTCACAAGCTATTGACATATTGAAAGAGGTTGAGAGTTGCAATAATAACACACAAGAAAAAACTCTTCTTGACATGCTCATAAATTAATGAGAGATATAGAGGAGATAGATAGATAGGAGTTGGTATGATACTTACCTTAGACGTAGAGAACACAACATTGATGAGAGAAGGTAAACTTCAACTTGATCCTTTCGAACCTGAGAACACACTTGTTATGGTGGGTATGCTAGATGATAACGATAACGAAACAATTGTAACATTCGATCATTCAGAGCAATCACCTACTGCAAATGGGCGGAGTATTGTTCAAGATAAACTGGACAATACCCGTCTGCTTGTAGCACACAATGCACCACACGATTTACTGTGGTTGTGGGAGTCAGGCTTTACATATGATGGTGAGGTATTTGATACCATGCTAGGTGAGTATGTATTACAGCGTGGGCAGAAACAACCACTATCCCTTGAGGCATGTGCAGAACGTTACATGTTAGACACACAGAAACAAGACACTCTAAAGGAGTACTTCAAGAATGGATATTCCACACGTGATATACCTCATGATGAACTGGCAGAATATTTATCACATGACCTACATGCAACACAGCAATTGTATAATCGTTTGCGGACATCATACGAGGGATGCAAATCACTAGAACCAACCATCAAGTTGACTAATCAGTTAGCTATACACCTAGCACGTATATATCAACGTGGTCTAAAGGTAGATATGGTTGCATTAGATAAGGTTCGTATAGAGTTTGAAGAAGAACGTAACACATTGAAGCTTGCGGTTGAGCAACAGGCTAGTGATCTAATGGGTGACAGACCCATCAATCTTAACAGCCCTGAGCAATTGTCATGGGTTATATACAGCCGTAAGCCTAATGATAAGAAAGAATGGGTAGACTTATTCAGTGATCGCATGGCTGATGCAGATTATAAGCGTACCCTAAATGCATACAGCACTAAGTTGTATAAGCAGAAAGCAAACCAATGCCGTACATGTAATGGCAGTGGACAGATATGGAAACAAAAGAAGGATGGTACACCCTATGCTAAATCAAATAGATGCACTGATTGTAGTGCTACAGGATATACTTTTACTGACATTCGTGGTAAGTTTGCTGGGCTAAAGTTCACACCACCTACATCTAAGTGGGTTAGTGCTAATGGTTTCGGTACAGGTAAAGACAACCTTGTATTACTCGAAGGTGTTGCACGCTCCAGAGGTATGAAGGAAGCTGAGACATTTCTACAGAATGTACGTAGGCTATCAGCAGTTGAGACTTACCTCAATAGTTTTGTTGGTGGTATTGCTAACAACGTCAAGCCTGATGGCCTACTACATGTACGTTTATTACAACATCGTACAGGTACAGGCAGACTATCTGGTGCAGACCCTAACATGCAGAACATGCCACGTGGTGGTACGTTCCCTGTTAAGAAAGTGTTTGTGTCAAGATGGGAAGGTGGACAGATAATGGAAGCTGACTTTGCACAACTAGAGTTCAGAGTTGCTGCATTTTTATCACAAGACATGACCGCTATTGATGAGGTTACTACAGGCTTTGATGTGCATAGCTATACTGCTAAGGTTATCAGTGATGCAGGTCAACCTATGTCACGTCAAGATGCCAAGGCTCACACATTTGCTCCTCTGTATGGTGCAAGTGGGTTTGGTAGATCACCTGCAGAAGCGGCATACTACAAGCAGTTCACTAAGAAGTATACAGGTATTGCTAAGTGGCATACCGCACTTGCCAAAGAAGCATTAAACACTGGCAAGATAACAACACCATCAGGGCGTGAGTTTGCATTCCCTGATGTACAACGTAGACGATTTGGAGGTGTGACATATTTCACACAGATCAAGAACTATCCAGTACAATCGTTTGCTACAGCAGACATCGTGCCTATCTCACTAATCTATATAGATAAGCTACTGATGGCTAACAAACTACGCAGTTGTGTAGTCAACACAGTGCATGACTCAATCGTAATTGACATACACCCAGACGAAGAGGAAACAGTACTCAAGATAATACAAGTAGCCAACGACAAGCTGATACCAATTGTGAATAAGAAGTGGTCACTAGACTTTAATATACCACTATTATTAGAAGCAAAGATTGGTCCTAATTGGCTTGACACAAAAGACATAATATGATATAACTACCTTTCGTCTAAACATATAGGAGATAAGACATATGAACACAGTAACAACGATAGATACAAACAACTTCGCAGAAATGGCACAAGCTATGGGTATGGGTGCTGATGCACCGAAGACTAGTAAGTCAGGTAGTACACTAGCACGACTACGCATTCATCACACACCCATCATGGGTCAGCAAGAGATTGCAGGTAAGATGAAGAACGTAGAAGTGATTGGTGGTGGTGCATACAAACTAGAGATACCCGATGGTCCTACATATTATGCTGATAAAATATCTATACGCCCCTTCTTACAACGCTTCATGTATAAGAAGTTCGTAAAGGGTAATGACAATACAGCTAACAAGTTTATTAAGACTGTCATGGCTAATGATCTTAACAGTGACATGAAGGACAATGATGGTGGCTTCAACTGTGGTAAACCTGCAGGGTTCATCAAAGATTGGGCAGCACTACCAGACACAATGAAAGACTTAATCAAGTCAATCAAACGTGTTCGTGCTTTGTTTGGTACAGTAGAGTTAGTAAATCCTACTGATGCTGAAGGTAATCCAGTTGACGTTGAGTCAACACCATTCATCTGGGAGATTGACAATCGTGATGCATTCAAAACTATGGGTGAGCAGATTGCTAAGTTAACTAAGATGCGTAGGTTACTACCACAACACTACATAACTACGACTTCAAGAGAAGTACCACTACCAAATGGTAGTAGCTTCTATGTACCAGAAGCAGACATTGATCTAGGTAATACACTAGACATGGACAATGCTTCTCAAGAAGTCTTTGCTAATTTCATAGCATGGATTGAGAACTACAATACGTACATCCTCAACACATGGAATGAGAACATGCATAAGAATGAGGAAGTAGATATGGAAACTGTCGAAGCGTTTGTAGACATTGATGCAGAGGACTTTGTATAATGAACCATCCTGCTGAACTGGCGATCAATCAGTATCTTGAAGATGCTACATCTGGAAAATCAACTATATCTGAAGAGACTATAGCACAGATTGGTAAAGATGTAATGGATGCTGTAAGACGACAGTTCGGTGGGGGCAAAGGGCGTGATGAGTTTCGCTTACGGATGTCTAACATTGGTAAGCCTACTTGTCAGCTCTGGTTTGCTAAGAACAAGCCAGAGAAAGCGTTGCCCAAACCAACAACGTTTGTGATGAACATGTTATTAGGAGACATAGTTGAAGCTGCATTCAAGGGTATCATTACTGAAGCAGGTGTAGCCTATGACGACAAAGATAACTTTGTAGAACTCGAACTAAAAGAAGATACAATAAAAGGATCATACGATTTAATTATGGATGGTGCATTGGATGATGTTAAGTCAGCATCTGATTGGTCATACCGCAACAAGTTTGAATCATACGAAACACTAAGTAAGAGTGACCCATTTGGATACGTTGGTCAGCTTGCAGGTTACGCAAAAGCTACTGGTAAAAAGGTTGGTGGTTGGTGGGTAGTCAACAAGGCTAATGGTAACATCAAGTATGTACCTGCCTCTGGCTTAGACTTAGATGTAGAGTTAGATAAGATACAGAAGACTGTTGATACAGTTAATAAGAATGAGTTCGAAAGATGTTTCCATCCTGTACCAGAAACGTTCAGAGGTAAACCATCAGGACACAAAATATTAAATGACAACTGTAAGTTCTGTGACTTTAGATTTGAATGCTATCCAGAAATGCAAGAGCTACCATCTAAGGTATCCCAAGCTAGAGTTAAACCAATAGTAAGTTACATTGAAATAAACGAGGGCTAACCTATGAAGGGTAAACAATATGCCGCCGCAAGAAAGCATGGGTATAGGAGTGGACTAGAGGTCAAGACAAGAGACTACCTCATTGAACATAAGATGCCGTTCAAGTACGAGGAAGTTAAGATTGAATGGGAAGACCTAATGTATCGCTCTTATACTCCTGACTTTGTATTGAAGAATGGTATCATAATTGAGACCAAAGGAATGTTTAAAGCTGAAGATCGTCGCAAGCATTTGAAAATAAAGGAGCAACATCCTAAGTTAGATATACGATTTGTGTTTACTAATAGTCGTTCAAAAATAAGTAAGGGTGCTAAAACTAGCTATGGACAATGGTGTGAAAAGAATGGTATACAATATAATGACCGCATCATTCCATTGGAGTGGCTAAAAGAAAAGGGTAAGGATAAACATCCTGACTTAATACCATGCCCATATACAAAGATAAAGAGGAGATAGCATACGTATGAAAGAAGATAACATATTAATAGACTTCCATCCCAATGACTACATCATTAGGTTGTCTCCCTTTGTAGATGAAAAGGGTAACTGGACGGGTGAGTTGATGGTAGGTACTATATCTACAGAAGACAATGTAATGAATGATACTGATCACTATCAACTGATGCACCTAACACAGATGGTGTGTGCTTCTATACCTGCGATGGAAGAGAATGAAGACTTTAGAGAACTGCTTACAGAAATAGTAGATGATACAGTATCAGGTAGTGAAGAAGAAGAGTCAAAGATAACTGGCGTAGATGAGAACATCATCAGCGTTAAGTTTCATTAGAGGAGAAAGTAACGTGATAGTAAAAGTGTTCTTGACCCTTGAGTTAGATGAAGACGAATATCCAATGCCTGTAGATGGTCAGATACATGACGAAGTACAAGATGCATTACAAGAGTTTATATATGACGTAGATGGTATGTCAATCAAATCAATTAAAACGATAGTGGAGTAGTTAGCATGAACAATAATTTACCAACAGACTACCAAGCTTTCATTCACAAATCTAGGTATGCTAAATACATTGAAGGTGAAGGGAGAGAATCTTGGGGAGATACAGTAGCTAGGTATACTAAGAATATTATTAGAGACTTAGTAGATAATAAAACTAAGAATGAAATAGAAGAAGCTGTGTTAGGCTTAGAAGTGATGCCTTCTATGCGTGGACTAATGACTGCAGGAAAAGCTGCAGACCGTGACAATACTTGTATGTATAACTGTTCATACGTAGCAGTAGATACACCTGTAGCATTTGATGAAGCTATGTTTATACTACTGTGTGGTACTGGTGTAGGCTTCTCTGTTGAACGTCAGTCTGTATCTAAGTTACCAGAAGTACCTACACTGTTTGACAGTGAGACTAATATTGTAGTTAAGGATAGTAAAGAAGGTTGGGCTAAGTCCTTGCGTCAACTCATTGCATTACTTTACAGTGGTGAGATACCAACATGGGATATAAGTAGAGTAAGACCTGCAGGTGCACCACTAAAAACATTTGGTGGTAGGGCATCAGGACCTGCTCCATTGGTAGACTTGTTTAACTTTGTAATCAAGACATTTAAAGACTCACAGAACCGCAGACTATCATCTATAGAATGTCACGACATCATGTGTAAGATAGGTGAGGTAGTAGTCGTAGGTGGAGTACGCCGTAGTGCTATGATTTCATTGAGTAATTTATCTGATGATCGTATGCGTCATGCTAAGTCAGGCTCATGGTGGGAGAATGATCCACAACGTGCGTTAGCTAACAACTCTGTATCATATACTGAGAAGCCAGATAGCTTATCTTTCATGCGTGAGTGGATGGCATTGGTTGAGTCAGGCTCAGGTGAACGTGGTATCTTTAATCGTCAAGCATCTAAGGTACAAGCTGCTAAGAATAGTAGACGTGATCACACGTATGAGTTCGGGACAAATCCCTGCAGCGAAATCATTTTACGACCATCACAATTTTGTAATTTAACAGAGGTTGTTGTACGAGCAACCGATACATTGGAAACTCTATCAGAAAAGGTTAGACTTGCTACCATACTTGGTACTATACAATCTAGCTACACTAAGTTCCCATACTTACGTAAGGTATGGCAAAAGAATACTGAAGAAGAAAGATTACTTGGCGTGTCACTAACAGGAATAATGGATAACCCATTGATGACACTTAAAAACAAAGGATTGGAGACTACTCTTGAGCACCTCAAACAGATCGCCGTTAATACTAACTTTACTTGGTCTAAACGTCTTGGCATCCCTGTATCTACTGCTATCACTTGCGTTAAGCCAAGTGGCACTGTCAGCCAACTCGTTGACTCTAGCAGTGGCATTCATGCTCGTCACTCAGCCTATTATATTAGGACTGTACGTGGAGACAACAAAGACCCGTTGACACAGTTCATGATGGATCAGGGCATACCTAATGAGCCTGATGTATTTAAACCAGATCAGACTACTGTGTTTAGCTTTCCTATGAAAGCACCAAAGGGTGCAACAGTTACTGCTGATATGTCAGCCATTGAACAATTAGAAATGTGGTTAGCTTATCAACGCAACTGGTGTGAACACAAACCTAGTGTCACAATAAATGTTAAGAATGATGAATGGTTTGAAGTAGGAGCATTTGTGTATAAACACTTCGACGAAATGTCTGGTGTATCATTCTTACCATTTAGTGAACACACATATCAACAAGCACCTTACCAAGATTGTGACAAGTCAACATATCTTAAAGCATTAGGTAGCTTACCATCATCAATTGATTGGTCTAAGTTATCTGACTATGAGAGTGAAGACAACACAGCAGGTAGCCAAACACTAGCATGCAGTGGTGACGCTTGTGAAATTGTAGATTTAGTATAGGAGATAAAATGTTTAGCGTAATAACAAGACACAACTGTAGTTTTTGTAGTATGTCAAAGGAACTATTATATCTTTACAACAGAAGTTATACAGAGTATAATATCGAATCAGGTAAATGGAAATGGATACTGTCTATGATGAAACAAGCAGACTTTAAAACTGTACCACAAATATATTCTCCAGATGGTAGTTACATCGGGGGTTATGAAGACTTAGTTAAATATTTAAAGGAGAATCAAAATGGCTAAACTAACAATAGATGAAACAGAGTATGAAACAGATGACTTCAATGAAGATCAGAAAAATCTTTTAGTAGAGATAAATTATAATGCAAGTCTACAAAAACAAAAAGGATATGAAGCTCACTCTTTAAAGTTTACATCAGAAGCATTGGTAAAAAAATTAAGAGAAACATTAGAAGAGAAAACTAAAGAAAAGAAAGCTAAACCAAAATAACATAGGATATATCTTATGGCTAAACGTATGAGGGAATCACGTGGGTTAGGTAAGTATGATGCCCCGTTAAAACTACAACATCAAATGGGATACAGTGGTTTTAAACGTGGGCGGATTGCTAACCCATTCAGTGAAGATACTATGCAGTATCGTGAGTGGAATAGAGGTTTCAGTAAAGCCTTCTATGACAATTTGAGCAGGATAACAAAGGATGAAACTACAACAAGAAGCAGATCAGTTCTTAAAGGAGAAGTATAACATGGTAGAGTTTAATACATATCAAACAAGCGCATCTGATACTGCGATATATGAAGAACAGTATCGCATCCTATATCCAGCCCTTGGATTAGCAGGTGAAGCAGGTGAGATTGCAAACAAGGTTAAGAAACTTATACGTGACGGACCAGCCAATAGGCCAACAGATTGGCGACAACAAATATCTGATGAACTAGGTGATGTACTATGGTACTGTGCAGCACTAGCCACAGATTTAAATCTAACTCTTGGTGCAGTTGCAGGTGAGAACCTAAACAAACTGTCGGCAAG